GATTAAATTAAACTTGATTCTTGGAGCTCTCTTAGTAGCTTCTTTGGCAGGATCTTCGGTGTATATAAAATATTTAAACAACCAGTTGGCTACGCTCAAAGGAAACCAAATTGTTTTGGAAGGCAAAATAGCCGAGCAAAATGAATCCATTAAAAATTACCTAGAGGACCAACAAAAGAACCAAGCACAAATAACCGCGCTTACCCAAAAGAATCAACAGAACCAAAGGGAAGTGCAAAAACTAAGAAACACATTTGCTAAGCACGACATGGACAGTTTGGCGTTAGCAAAACCAGGCTTGATCCAAACGCGCGTGAACAAAGGTACGTTGCGCGTGAAAGAAGATTTGATAGCAATAACTAACCCAGAGCAATTTGATGAAGAACCTATTACTGATTAGTAGTTTGTTTATGTTTTTAGGTGGGTGTTCTCTTATTCCGAAACCTGTAGCCCCCGTAGAGGTTCGGACTCTTCAAGAAATTCCCCCGATGTATCACCCACCACTTCCGATGGAATTACAGTTAGTTGATATTGATTGGGAGGTTATGAATCCTGAATTAATGCGCGAGTACCTCGCCGAACTAGACGCGGGCAACGCACCGCCGCAAGCGTACTACTCACTAACGGGCAAGGACTATGAAAATTTGTCCATGAATATGGCAGAATTTAAACGTTATTTACGCGATGTCTTATCCATTATCGAATACTATCGAGAATTCGGTAGAGAGGAAGAAGAAAATGAAGATGAAAAATAATCCGCGAACAAAGAAACTCATTCAAAGGTTTAACTGCTTTACTTTTGTTTAACCATTTTCAAATGGTCAGCGTTTAGCATATACTTAGCAAATGGATAGAGTAACAGAATTAATTGAAGAGTTATCCGAAAGCTTGGGGGATCAACAACAGTTTCAAATTGACCAGAAACTAGAACAAGAACAAGCAGTTTCAGATTTTTACAATACGCCTGAAGGTAAACAAGCACTGGGGATTGCGGGAGCTCTGTTGACGTTAGGTATTCCCCTTCCAGGAGCCCGTGCAGCGGGAGCGAGTAAAATGTACGGCGCGGTTGGTACGGATATGTCTCGTATGCTTACCCCACCATTAACAAAAATAGGCAAGAAGGTAACCACTAGACGTGGACCACGTGGACCGATCAACATTGATTCACCTAAACAAATACCACTCCCGCTTAGAGGAGGTAGAAATACAGGGGGCTTGAGCGATACCGATAAAGCCATGCTTGAGTTTATTAAACCAAGACCACGACAAGAGGGAATTCCATCTGTTCCGACAGGAAAAGGCACTAAATCATATATAGAAAAGATAAGTAAAACTAAACCAACCGAACAACAACTCAATATGCGTAATACTATTCAGCAACAGCTTTATAGAATGGACAGTATGATTCGTCAAGGTGAAAAGGTAAATATGAAAGAATATTTTAAACTTCAAAAGGAACTTGAAGCTTTAAATAAAATATTAAACTAATGTCCGAACCAACTAACGCCGATAAGTTAAAAGCTTTAAAAAACATAGACCTTTCCCATTTAGGGAAAGCAGAAGCAAAAGAATTTACTGTTCTTTTAGAAGAGCTTGAAAAACGAGAATTTCAAGAAAAAGCCACAGGTACTTTTTTAGATTTTGTAAAATCTATTTGGGCAGAATTTATTTCAGGGGATCACCATGTGAAAATGGCAAAAGCATTTGACGATATTGCCAGTGGTAAATTAAAAAGGCTTATTATCAATATGCCGCCGAGACACACTAAATCAGAATTTGCATCTCATTTGTTCCCTGCATATTTATTAGGTAAAAATCCTAAATTAAAAATTATTGAAGCAACACACACCGCTGACCTTGCAGTTAATTTTGGTAGAAAAGTTAGGGATTTAATTGACGGCGATGAATACCATGAACTATTCCCAGATACTGAATTGAAAGCGGACAGCCGTTCGGCGGGTAAATGGTTAACGAATAAAGGCGGAGAATATTACGCCGCAGGTATTGGAGGTGCGTTAGCAGGAAGGGGTGCGGATTTGTTCATTATTGACGATCCCCATTCGGAACAAGACGCGATGTCCGATAAAGCAATGGAAGAAGCTTACGAATGGTTTATGGCAGGTCCTCGTCAGAGGCTACAGCCTGGAGGGGCAATCGTAATTGTGATGACTCGTTGGTCTAAAAAAGACTTAACGGGTAGGTTAATTAAGAAAATGGCGCAAGATCAAGGCGCAGATCAGTGGGAAGTAATAGAATTTCCTGCGATACTACCGAGCGGAAACCCACTTTGGGGTAATTTTTGGAAATTAGAAGAACTTGAAAGTATTAAAGCTTCGGTTAGTCCTTCAAAATGGGCGGCGCAATACATGCAAAGACCAACAGGGGAAGGTATATCTATTATTCCTAAAGAATGGTTCAAGATTTGGGAGCAAGATAAGCCCCCTAAATGTGATTATATAATTCAAAGTTATGATACTGCGTTTTTAAAATCAGAAAGAGCCGACTTTACAGCTATAACCACGTGGGGAGTTTTCTATCCTGAAGGAAAAATCGGAGAGGAAATGTACACAGGTAACGAAGCGCATTTAATTTTAATAGACTGCATAAAAGAAAGATTTGATTTTCCTGAATTAAAAGCAGAGGCGTTACGTTTATACGAATATTGGCAACCCGATACGGTGATTATTGAAGCAAAAGCTAGTGGTATTCCACTGGTACAAGAATTACGCAGAATAGGGATTCCTGTAAACACTTTTAGTCCAGGAAAAGGGCAAGATAAAATTGCTAGATTAAATTCAGTTTCCCCTATTTTTCAAGATGGACGCGTTTGGATTCCTGAAAACCGTTTTGGAGAAGAATTGATGGAAGAAGTTTCTGATTTTCCTAACGGAGAAAATGATGACTTAGTAGATGCCACAACTTTAGCGTTGGCGCGCTTTAGGGAAGGTGGTTTTTTACAATTAACGAGCGATTATTTTGAACCAGAAGAATACTATCCTGTGGAAAGGGTTTATTATTAATGAAATTCATACTATGATGTACGCTTATGGCTATTGAAAAACAACCATTATTATCTGTTCCTAACTCACAACAAGAAATTGAGTTAGAAATCCTAGAACAACCTGAACAAGAAACAGAAGTTTATCTTCAACCAGACGGCTCCGTTATTATGGGAAGCGATATGCCTGAAGAAAACAATTTAAAGTTTGGAGAGAATTTAGCAGAAGCGTTAGACGAACGTGAATTAAACACAATAGCCAATGAATTAGTTAGTTCTTACGAAGAAGATTTAGATTCTAGGAACGATTGGTTTAAAACTTATTCTGATGGATTAGATTTATTAGGAATTAATGCAGAATCTAGGTCGCAACCATTTATTGGAGCGTCAGGAGTGCATCACCCGATACTGGCAGAAGCCGTTACCCAATTCCAAGCACAAGCGTATAAAGAATTATTGCCTGCAGGCGGTCCAGTAGACACGGAAGTTTTAGGTGTAACTGACGATAATAAATTAGAAAAAGCAAATCGCGTCAAAAATTTCATGAATTATCAAATAACTTACAAAATGGAAGAATATGATCCAGAAATGGACCAATTATTGTTTTATTTACCGTTATCTGGTTCAGCATTTAAAAAAGTTTATTATGATCCTGCGGTAGGACGCGCAGTTGCCCGTTTTGTTAAGTCCGAAGACTTAGTTGTTCCGTACTATGCGGTAGATTTATTAAGTTCTCCAAGAATTACTCATGTGATTCATATGGCGCAGAATGAATTACGCAAATTACAGATGTCTGGCTTTTATCGAGACATAGAAATGAGAGATCCTACAAGCAGTCTTAACGAAACAGAGGTCGATTCTAAGATTGAGGAGTTACAAGGACTAACAAGAACGATAAATGATGAAGAATACACGCTATTGGAGATGCATGTTGACTTAGATTTAGCAGGATATCAAGATATTGATGAAAATGGTGAAGAAACAGGAATTGGTTTACCCTATATTGTAACAATTTGCAAAGATAACAACGAAATACTCGCAATTCGTCCAAATTATAGCGAAAATGACCCAATGAAGAAGAAAATTGAGCATTTTACGCATTATAAGTTCCTTCCAGGACTTGGATTTTACGGTTTTGGCTTAATTCACATGATGGGAGGCTTAACTAAGTCGGTTACAGCGATTTTACGTCAATTAATTGACGCAGGAACGCTTTCTAACCTTCCCGCAGGCTTTAAATCACGTGGATTAAATATTCAAAAGCATGATGACCCGTTACAGCCAGGAGAATGGAGAGATGTTGATGCACCAGGAGGTAGATTGCAAGATTCGTTCCTTCCACTTCCGTATAAAGAACCAAGTAACACACTAACAGCTTTATTAGGTTCTTTAGTTGATTCTGGTAAAAGATTTGCCGCCACAGTAGAGGACCCAACAGGCGATGGTAATTCTGAAGCTCCCGTTGGAACAACTGTTGCATTATTAGAAAAAGGACAAAAAGTTATGTCCGCAATCCATAAAAGATTGCATTATGCTCAAAGATGTGAGTTTAAAATCTTAAAAAGAGTTTTTGGTGAGTTTTTACCACCAGAATACCCTTACCAAGTGCAAGGGGCTTCACAAAACGTATTTAAACAAGATTTCGACAATAGCGTTGACGTAATTCCTGTAAGTGATCCTAATATTTTTAGTATGACACAGAGAATTACGTTAGCTCAAACACAGTTACAAATGGCACAAGCGGCTCCTGAATTACATGATTTAAGAGAAGCGTATCGTAAAATGTATTTAGCCTTAAATATTAAAGACATAGACGCGGTACTTCCTCCAGAAGCTGAAGTGCCTCCAAGAGACCCGATTAGTGAGGAACAAGCTGCATTAACAGGGGATCCAATAAAAGCTTACGAATTTCAAAACCATGAAGCCTATATTGCAGCGCATAGTGCATTTTTACAAAACCCTATGGTACAATCAAACCCACCAGTTGCACAAGCAATTACAGCAAATATACAAGAACACCAAGCAATGCTATATAGATTACAAATTGAACAAGCAATCGGTCAACCATTACCACCATTAGACGAACCCATGCCGCCTGAGATGATGAATGAAATCGCTTTAGCGGCGGTTGCAGCAACACAACAAGTTACAGGTCAAGCACAAGCGATGGCACAAGCACAAGCGATGGCACAACAAGATCCACAACGTGAGATGTTCCAACAACAGCTTCAACTAGAAAAAGAGCAGTTAATGCAGAAAGAACAAGAGGATATACGAGATAAAGAGGTTGAAATGGCTAAAGCTGAGTTAGACGCTATGGTTAAACGTGAAAAAATTGAAGCAGACGCTAAAAAAGAAGATACAAAAGCTGCAATAGACTTACAAGAGCTAGAACAGAAAACTAAAGCAGATGCAGAAAAGAACTTTACTGAACTGGTTAAAACAGTTCGCGATACTAGAGATAAAAACGGAGAAAAATAATGCGTGATTATTACGGAAATGATAAGTACCCTTCGCCTTCCCCTAAGAAAACTAAAGCAGCGCCTAGTTTTCCTAGTGTTAAGGATAGTACAAAAACAAAGTCTGTAGAAGCAGGTTATTGCTTAGATGAGCCTGAAAAGGCAAAAGTAAAAGCCGCTTATGGACAGACAAAAGGACTTCTTTGGTATAGATCGATTAAGTAATCTTAATGGACTATATCGTTGCAACGGAGCATTTGCTCCGTAAATATCGTGAGAGGAAAGAAGCTCTTACGCAGACACTGGCTTCTGGAAGTATTGAGAATTTTGAACAATACCAAAGAATAGTCGGTGAAATCGCAGGATTGAGTTTCGCAGAACAAGAAATTCAATCATTACATTCTAATATGGAGGATGCAAATGACAGCTAAAACTGTTCCAGATCGAGTTGCTAATTTTGGTAGTGAGGAAGCTATACAACATGTAGAAGAAATCACTGTCGATAACTTAGAAACTCATGCAGATAAGTTACCACGTCCAACGGGGTATCGTATCTTAATATTACCTTTTAGTTTACCAGAAGTTACTAAAGGAGGTATTCATATAGCCAAAGCAACGCTTGACAAAGAACGTATTGCAACTGTTGTTGGTTATGTTGTTGCTATGGGTCCAGACGCCTATCGCGATATGAATAAATTTCCAGAGGGAGCTTGGTGCAAAGAAGGTGATTGGGTAATTTTCGGTAGATACGCAGGAGCGCGTTTTCAAATAGAGGGCGGAGATATGCGCCTTTTAAATGATGACGAGATCCTTGCTACTATAGAAGACCCAGAAGCAATTTTATCATAACAATAACCACATGGAGGAACCCATGCAAGAAGAAGCAGAAAAAATAGAATTAGAACTCCCTGAAGGGGAAGTCGATATTCATGAAGCAGACGTAGATGATTCTATAAAAGAAGAAGTCGCGCCTGTAGAACAACCCGTTGAAGAAAAAGACGAGTTAGACCAAATTAGTGATTCAGTACAAAAACGTATTGATAAACTAACTTATAAAATGCGAGAAGCAGAAAGACAGCGAGATGAAGCTGTTAAGTACGCCCAAAGCATTAACGAGAGCAATTCAACATTAAAAGAGAAATTAAAGAATTCAGATTCTTCGCTTTTCAAAGAGTACGATAATAGGGTACAATCAGAAATTGCGAGTTCAAAAATTCTTTTAAAAGAAGCTCAAGATGCAGGAGATACAAATGCAGTTGCAGAAGCAACAGAAAAACTTTCTAGGGCAAGTGCCGAAGCAGAGAATATCAGAAGATTGGCTGCGCAGCAACAACTTAGAAACGAAAGAACAGAGCAAGAAGTTCCTGTTGAACCGTATCAACCATCTTTACAGCCAGAACAAGCAAGACCCGACCCTAAAGCAGAAGCTTGGGCTGAAAAGAATGAATGGTTTGGAGATGATCAAGCGATGACTTTTGCAGCTTTTGGTATACATAAAGAATTAGTAGAAGAAGGAGTTGATCCCACTACTAATCATTATTATACTGAAGTTGATAGAAGGATTCGAGAATCTTTCCCACACAAGTTTTCAGAAGAGCAGCCTGCCCCCGTGCAACAGGTTGCTGCCTCTAGCAGAGGAGCTAGTGGTAAAAAATCATCACGCAAAATAAAACTGACACCTAGTCAAGTGGCAATAGCTAAGAGACTAGATGTTCCGTTAGAAGAATATGCTAAGCATATCGAAGGAGTATAAAATGACAGATGAAATTAAAACAGAAGTCACATCAGATCGAAACTCACGATCTGCCGAGACACGAGACTCTCAAACTCGCAGAACGCCTTGGACTCCCCCGTCTATGTTAGACGCACCCGAAGCACCTCCTGGATATAAGTTCAGGTGGATCCGTGAATCAACTAGAGGTAACGATGATAAATCTAATATGTCTAAACGTATTAGAGAAGGATATGAACCTGTGAGAGCAGAAGATTATCCTAATTTCGAAGCCCCTACTGTTGAGAACGGCAGCAATAAAGGAGTAATTGGAGTTGGAGGATTAATACTCGCTAAAGTTCCTGTTGAAACCGCCAATGAACGAAATGCTTATTTTGCTGAACAAGCAAAATCAGCTATGGACGGCGTAGACAACAACTATATGCGAGAAAGCGACCCTAGAATGCCAATAAAGGATAGTGATATTCAAAGGTCTTCTAAGGTTGAATTTGGTAGTAGGAACAACAATTCCGACGATTAATAATAACTTGTATTACAAAAGGAGATAATTATGGCTAATACAGATAAACCCGATGGTTTTACTCCTGCGTATCACATGTATGGTGGTGTTATTCGTCCTGCAAAAATGAGAATCGCTAGTGGTTACGGAACTGCTATTTATAGTGGTGATGTAGTTACTCTTTCAAGCGGAAAAGTTCAACAAGCAGGTGCGACAGACACTCCTATAGGTGTGTTTTACGGAGTATTTTATAACGCGTCTGATGGAACACCTACGTTTTCTAAAGTATGGACGGCAAGCACCGCTACTCAAGGTAGTGAAGATGCCGAAGCTTTGGTTTATAACGATCCTGGTATCGTTTACGAAGCTCAATTTACAGCGGGAACTCCTGCAGTAAGTTTTATCGGCAATAAGTACACTCTTTCTACAACCGCAGGTAGTTCAACTACTGGTAGGTCTAAAGAAGGGGCGACAGCAACTACTTCAAGTGGTGTGGCTTTATGTGTGGGATTCTCAACAGCACCAAGCAACTCAATAGGAGCTTATGCTAGAGGATTATTCACATTCCCAACTAATACATTCGCAGTTTAATAGGAGAGAAACATGGCAATTAACAGAGCACAACTCGTAAAAGAGCTAGTTCCTGGACTTCATGCTCTCTTTGGTTTAGAGTACGAACGTTATAACAACGAACACGAAGACATCTTCGACACTGAAAGTTCTGAAAGAGCATTCGAGGAAGAAGTAATGTTAAGTGGGTTCGGGGAAGCACCTACAAAAGGTGAAGGCGCTGCCGTTATTTATGATACTGCACAGGAATCGTGGACTGCCCGTTATTCGCATGAAACAATAGCACTAGCTTTTGCATTGACAGAAGAAGCAATCGAAGATAACCTCTATGATACGCTTTCTTCCAGATACACAAGAGCTTTGGCGCGTTCGATGCAACAAACAAAGCAAGTTAAGGCGGCTAACGTCCTTAATAATGCTTTTAGTTCTTCGTACGTTGGTGGAGATGGAAAAGAGCTTTGCGCTACAGACCACCCTACCGTTGCTAACGTTGACATGAAAAATGAGCTGTCTACGGCTGCTGACCTTAATGAGACTTCATTAGAGCAAGCATTGATTGATATCGCTGCTTTCAAAGATGAAAGAAACTTAAAGGTTAACGCACAGGCTAGGAAATTAATAATTCCACCTGCGTTGCAATTCGTAGCGGACAGACTTATGGAAACTCCAGGTCGTGTCGGTACTTCAGATAATGACATCAACGCAATCAGAAACATGGGAATGATTTCTGAAGGTTATGTTGTAAATCATTATCTAACAGATACTGATGCTTGGTTCATCAAAACAGACGTCCCTAACGGACTTAAACATTTTGTTAGAACCCCTGTGTCTACCAGTATGGAAGGAGACTTCGAAACTGGTAACGTCAGGTATAAGGCGAGAGAAAGATATTCTTTCGGTTGGAGTGACTGGAGAGGCATTTTTGGCTCACCAGGAGCATAGTTCATTTACGTGAACAGAAAGGGAGCTTCGGCTCCCTTTCTTTTTTGTTATTTATGATATAGAATGGCAAAGAGCACTAGGAATAATATCAATATCTATCGACTGACCTAGCAGACATGCCAAGACGATAGAGTTATTAAGGAGACTTAATATGGCAAAATCAACCTTTTCAGGTCCCGTAAAATCACTTGCGGGCTTTATTTCAGCAGGGAACGCCAATGTGGTTAGTTTAACAGCTGATACTTCATTAACCGTTGCTTCACACGCAGGTAAAATTCTTACTTGTAATGATGCAGACGGTAAATTTACTTTACCTAGCATTGTAGCTACAGCTCCTGGAAGAGATGATGATCCTAACCAAACAAATAATTTAGGTGCATCTTTCTTTTTTGTAGTTGAAACAGCAGCAACAGATATGGACATTTTAACTGACGGAACAGATAAGTTCGTTGGCGGTCTTTATACTGGTAAAGATGATGCTACAGGTAAAACTTTTATATCTGGTGCGTCTAACGACGTTATTACTATGAATGGAACTACTAAAGGTGGACTGGTTGGCAGTATTGTGAAAGTAACTGCAATGGCTTCCGCTAAATATGCAGTAGAAGGCATAATACTTGGATCAGGTACTATAGTAACACCATTTGCTGACGCTTAATAGGAGGTAAACTATGGCTAATACAGTCACAGGTCCAACTAATCAACTTGACGGCGAAAAGAAGCTTATTGTTTACTGCTCTGTTTATTCAGACGGAAGTGCCAGTAGTACTACGTTAGTAGATGTTTCTGCTTTAAATACTTCAACTTTAAATGGTGAGTCGTGCGCACACGTTTCTTTAAACAAAATTTGGTACACTTGTAGCGGAGCACCAGATGCTCCCGCTTCTCTTGATTGGGATGCAGATACCGATGTTACTTTTTTAACCCTTGCTTATGACAATTCTTTTGATTTTAGTGAGATAGGGGGTTTAAAGAACACAGCAGCAACAGGATATTCAGGAGACGTACTTCTAGTTATCCCTTCAACTGCTGACGCAGGAAACGAATACACCGTTTGGTGCGAGTTTTTAAAGTATTATGAAGCACCAGGATCGTAATCTATGGCAACTTCAGGTACTCGCACATTTAATTTAGATGTAGCTACCGCTATTGAAGAGGCGTACGAACTCGCGGGCTTAGAGGCTCGTACGTCTTATGATGCTATTACGGCACGTCGTTCGCTCAATATCATGTTTGCGGATTGGTCCAATAGAGGAATCCAGATGTGGGAGGTTGCTAAAACAGAAGTAACCCTCACTGAAGGAGATAATGATATCTCCATTAATGCGTATGATATTGATATTTTAGATGCGTATATACAAAGAACAGTTAATGATGTAGTTACGGATTACCCTTTAGATCGTATAGATAGAAATGAATATATAGGAATACCTAATAAAGCAACAAAGTCAAGACCTACAGAGTTTTGGTTAGAACGTTTAAAAACCCCAGTAATTCATCTTTATCCAACACCAGAGAACTCAACGGATAAACTCATTTACTATGTTTGGCAAAGAATACAAGACGCAACAGCCTCAGTTAATGATGCAGACATACCTAGTAGGTTTATGCCACCATTAGTTTCAGGTTTAGCGTACTATCTTTGTTTAAAAAAGAACGTTCAAAAGTTAGGGATATTAAAAGAACAATACGAACAGGATTTACTTAATGCCTTAAAGTTTGATGAGGATAGAGCTTCTGTACACCTTGTTCCTAGACATGAGTATTTATAATGGCTTACGCAAGCGGTAAATATGCTAAGTTTATTTGTGATACTTGCGGTTGGGGATTTCCTTATAAAACTGCAAAAACAACGTGGCAGGGAAACAGAGTTTGTGATGAGTGTTACGAACCTAAACACCCACAATTAGATCCTCCTTCTATTAAAGCAGATGCAGAAGCCTTGTGGAACCCTAGACCAGAAGTACCGCTACCACAAGCAGGGCTAGGGGTAGTAAAAACAACAAACCCGTCTTCTGCGGTAATTGATTCGAGGGGAAGTAACGCTATGACATTTACAGACGATCCAATCGGTAGTAAATTTGAAGGAGAAACAGCTACGGGAGAAATCAGTAGCGTAACAGTGAGTATAACATAATGGCAGGATTTACATACAGTGGGTTAAAAACGGCAGTTCAAAATTATTTAGATAATACTGAAACAACGTTTACTAATACCTTAGATACGTTTATTCAAACTACAGAAGAAAGAATTTTAAAAGCAGTTCAGCTCCCAGTTTTTCGTAAAAATGTAACAGGTACGTTAACTGATGGAAACACTTATTTAAGTGCTCCAGATGATTTTTTATCTCCCTACAGTTTAGCCGTCTTAGATTCAAGCAGTAATTACAGTTATTTGTTATTAAAACACGTTTCCTGGATTAGAGATTACACTCCCGCCGCAGCTACTGAAGGGCAACCCCTTTACTATGCTCAATTCGATAATGATACTTTTATTGTTGCTCCAACCCCTAATGCAAACTTAACGGTTGAATTACACTATTATTATCGTCCTAATTCACTAACTACTGTAGGAGACGATAATCAAAGTTGGCTTTCTAAAAATGCTCCTAATGCTATGCTATACGGGTCCTTAGTTGAAGGTGCTGTTTTTATGAAACAGGACCCTAACACAATTATGTTATATGAACAAAAGTTTCAAGAAGCGTTAGGACTATTAAAAGTTTTAGGAGAATTTAAATC